AATGAAAGCTCAACTTGAAAAAAATGGTCAAGTTGCAACAGATAGTAAGGAATTTAATAAATTACAATATGAAGTTCAAAAGGCAGAATTAGCAGAAAGATTAAAAAATGCAGATAGTCCAGCTGCACGAAAAGAAATAAAGAATGAACAACGAGCATTAGCTGCAAAACAAGAAGGACTTCTTGGTAAGATTGCTGGTGGAATGAATTTTCTAAGGGATAGTGCAAAAGAAAAGTTAAAGTCTGCTGGTAAAGGAATAATGGCTATACTTAAAGGTACACTAGTTGCTGGTTTTGCACTTGCATTGGTAGCATTTTTAAATAGTTCATATTGGGAAGACACCAAAAACTATATTGTAGATGTACTTGTTCCTAAATTACAAGAATTTTATAATGCGTTCTTTGGTGAAGGTGGCGGTTTCATAAACGGCATCAAAGCACTATTTGGTGACAAAGGTGGAATTGGTGGTATAGTTCTTGGAATAGGTTCAGCTGCAGCTTTATTTGCTGCATTTAAATTTGCTCCACTTATTAAAGCAGTAAAGGGTTTCTTGGGTGGGATTGGTAGTTTTGCAAGTAAATTAACTGGTATTGGTGGTGGTAAAGGTGGTGCAGCTGCGAAAGGTGGTGCAATTGCAAAAGGTGGTGGTAAAGGTGGTGGTGCTGGAAAGGGTATTGCCAATATAGGGAAAGGAATAGGCAAAGGTCTTGGTGGAATTCTCAGAGGAATCGCAGGTGGATTTATGGCGTTTGCAAATCCCGCTGTAGCAATTGGAGCAGCTGCATTTGCAGCTGCAATAGTGTTAGTGGGTGGTGCTGTTGCAGGAGCTTCATATTTGCTAGGAAAAGCAATGCCAACACTGTCGAGTGGTTTTAAATCTTTTGAAGAACTTGATGGTAATAAACTATTACAGGTTGGTAAAGGTATTGCTGCGATAGGTGCTGGTATGGCTGCATTTGGCGCAGGTAAAGCTGTTGAGGGAGTTGGTAGTCTTGTTGGTTCTATAGCTGGACTCTTTGGTGGAAAGGACAAACTAACCCCACTAGAACAACTTAAAATATTTGGTGACACACAAATTAATTCTGCACAAGCAACAGCAAATGCAAAAGGGTTAGTCAGTTATTCTAAAGCAATGGCAATGGCTGGTGGTGCAGAAGCATCTGTTGGTGTTGGTAGTTTTATAGGTGGAATGGCCAGTGGGTTAGTAAAATTGTTTGGTGGTGACTCACCATTAGATAAATTGAAAGAATTTGGTGATATGGATATCAACCAAAGTGGAATAATAAAAAACGCAGCTGCAGTGGCCGAATATTCTAAAGCAATGAGTTTGTTAAAAGGAGATATTACTGGTGCTGACCTTGTTAAATCTGAAAGAGCTAATCGAGTAAATCAAGCAGGGGTAGAACGATCTGGTGGTGGTGGAACTCCAGTAGTGGTTAATGCACCATCAACTAATGTTGTTAATAGTAGTACAAGTTCTAGCGCAACCCACATGAATACAGCTATGGCAAATCCTAACCCGACAGTCGCTGCACTAAATCTGTCTTACTAAAAAAAACCCCCTATTGATTTCTCAATAGAGGGCTCTTCATAGTATCTCTACTATTCGTTTGCAAGTTTCTGAAAATAATCCATAGTATCATCTTCATCATCTTGTGTTACTGATGGTGCAGGAGCAGGAGCAGTATCAACTACAGGAGCTGCTTTAGGAGCATCTTCCATAATTGCAGCTGCACTTCCTACCTTAGTAGTTCCAGCAAGAACCATGTCCAAACGAGTTTTCAACTCATCATATGACTTGAAGTTTGTTGGAGCAGTAAACTCTGAAAGAGCGTGTTCCTTCTTCCATACTGCTTCGATCTCATCGTCATTGTCAAACAATGCTGATGGTGCTTCAAACTCTGACTTGTCATAGTTCCAATAACCGTCTACCTTACGAAGCTTCAACTTGAAGTTAGCACCTTGCCAGAAGTCAAAAGGATTTATAGGACTTTCATCTTCAAATGCTGGTTGCATGGTTTCCATAATCTTGTCAAAGATTTTCTTACCAAAGCGATAAAGGAATACTTTACCTTCATTCTCAGGATTTGCGCCATCTTTGACAACGTAAATGTTTGAATAGTATTGCAACTTACGTTTCTGCCTACGAGCAATCTCTTTATCAGACTCCACACCAGAATTCCAATGTTCTGAATTTAATTCTGATACAGGGTCATTCTGACCGAGTGTGGTAAGAGAGTTCTCAATATACCATTGACCTGTTGGGCCTTGAAATGCATGATTCCAGACCTTTGCCCAAGGCATATCTTCACCGTCAACTGCTGGAAGGAAACGAATAACAGCATAGCCATTACCAGTTTTATCCATTACAGGTTTCCAGATTCGTTCATCCTTGTAGGACTTCTTCTCTTGTGGTGCGTTTTCTTCTTTGACTGCTCCGAGTAGTTTGTCCAAAGAATTGGACTTTTTAAGTGAACTTAACGACATATTTTTCTCCTTATGTAAATGTATGTTTTCGTATGTTAATATAGTATTATATACAGTTGTATCAGAAATGTCAAGTATCTTCTTGAACAAATCTTACTCTATATATACTTTTGTCATCTTGTCTAAAATTGACAAGAGCATTCCATGAAATTCCAATCCTTTCACTTTCAAGTTCATTTGGTACATGACCATGATAGAGTTGAGATTGAAAAATAATCATAGAATCTTGTGTGCAAGGAAACGACAGCTTAGAAGCTGTGTTTGGGTTTCCCTGCTTGTAGTGTTCAGTAAGAGATATGAATGGTACACCGTCATACTTTGACCTGTAAAATTCAAGTGGTGGGTGTCCGTCCTCTGACTTTAAATAATATGTTCCACTAATGATTGAGTTAGAGTGATTGTGTATTCCTTGTTCGCCACCCTTACCACTAACATTTAACCAACTTTCTGAAAAGAAAAACTCCTCGTATTCTAAACCAAGTTCGTTGTCTAGGTAATCTTTAGCTTGCATTTTAATCCATGTTGCAATGTCTTTCATTGCTGGGTCAAGCAATATATTTAAATATTTTTCCGTTCTTAGTTTCGTTGAACCTTTAAATTTTTCATATGAAAATTGATTTAGATCAATAGTCTCCATAAATGGTATTGGACTATTATACTGTTTTACAATCCCTGTTGGAAATATAGGAACTCCACTCATGTTATTTTTAACTCCTCGCATAATTCATCTTTATTAATGTGTATTATATTTTTTAAATGAAACACATCTGCTAATGTCTTACCTTCTTCTGTTGCATCAACCCAATAAAAAGTAGTATCACAAAATTCATGAAAAATACCCTTCAGTTGTTTACCCCAATTTACTGAGCTAAATCCTTTTGCGTTTGCTGGGAGATAGTTTTCTGTACCCTTGTACATATTATTTAGTGGTTTAGAATACGATGATAGGTCATATCCAATCATATATACTTCATCTGGTTTAACAGGAAATCTGCCAAGTGTTTCGTGTATAGGTGGATCACATGCTAAATGTAGTGCGGCATTGCCCGCAGACAAACCACGCAAATGATCTCCAGCAGGACATATTCTTTCTTCACCAGTAACATAGGTAATCCAGACACCAGAATCTTTTTCCATTTTTACACGAAGGTCATCTGCATCTAAGTCTGGATTCATATGCATAGCCGTATCAATTTTTTCTTGTAAGGTAGCAGGGTCTTTGCCTGAGATAACACATTTACCAGTTAGACCATCTCCACTATAATGAATAAAAGATTCGGGTATGTTATACCCCATGAACATTGTGTCTGCTACAAAATCTGGAACAACAGACCAGTTTGTAAACCAACATTTATTTTCAAGTGGATATTCAGATTTAACAATTTCTTGTTGTATTCCGTAATCAACTGCAACAAGATTGTCTACCACGCCATCACGATGAATTGCATTGCAACCCCACGTTTTAACTCCGTCCAAACCAATATTGTTTTTACTTGGATTAAACCACGAGCGCGATTCTCCATTACCAATAACTAAAGCTTTCATTTTCTTAACTGTTCCCAACTTACAGGAAATAACTCCTTTGCAATTTTATCAATTTCATCTGCAACTATTTGTGTTTCAATTTGTGCGTCTGGTTTGCATCTTAGGTTACATACTCTTGCAAATGCATAAAGTGTTCCAGACCAATACCATTCTGTAAACATAGACTGAGGCAGAATCATTCGTGCTTGTTCTGGTGCAACACCACCATCAATTAATATATTGTAAACTTCAACTGTGTGTTTAATAGCTTTATTGTATAAAGTGCTAACTCTTATGTCCTCATCATACTCACTATACGCAGTTTCGGGATAACTATCTTTAATCCATTCTATAGTCTTTTCTTCATCAGAACCTTGTTTCTTATCTGTTGCAGCTGCTCTCCATGTATCAGGATGATAGATTGATGGATCATCACTAACATATCTTCTAGATACTTCGTTCCACGTTAAACCAATTTGATGTTTGACTAATTGTCTTGCAACAAATACAGGAGCTTTGATTCTAAACTGCATTGATGCATGACCGAATGGACTCCAATGATTGTGTTTTGCAAGATAAGCTATAAGTCGTTGGTCGCCACGACTAAGAAGTCCTTCGCAAATTTCACCAGAAAATCCCTTATCCCATTCTGACTCTTTATCAAAAGATACTCTCGCTGCATTAACAACAGATAAGTCACTTCCCATACGATCTTTAAGTGTTACTTCTATAGCCAATTGTATATCCCCCATATAGATGCCATAAGATAAAATAATTCCATTAACATTCGTGGTGTATCTTTGTCTAACCTTGCAAAGTTTGCCCAAAACGCACAAGCAACTAAAGACAATAACCAACCCACCCATTGAGCATTAACATTTCCTGATGCAAGAAGCATAACACTCATCAATGCAAGAACAAGAGCAAACCACCGCATATTACTATTGGGCGTCTTTCTATTTGGTGCAATTAATGTGAGTGTTAGTATTTTGTTTACCATGTTACGCCCTCTTTTCTTTTATTGTAATGTGGTGCTGATACAAGGAATCGAACCTAGAATTGATGCTTACAAGGCAACTGTTATACCGTTTAACTATACCAGCAAATTAGTTATCGTCTGTCATCTCTCCTGTTGTGATCCCTACGACCTTGAGGACGAAATCCTTTTGGCCAAGATGGTTGTCTTGTTGCAAGCTTCTTTACTCGTTCACTCAATTCAGAATTAATTTTTGACAGCTCAGCGCAATCAAATTCTAATTTCTTAACTCGTTTAATGAGTTCCTTGTTTTCTGCTTCAACAACGTCTAGCGCTTTAATTGCAACTTCTGCCCTTTCAGCGGTAACAACTTCACCTAAATCCATTTTAATCAAACTCCTTCTATTAGATTTAATAAGTTCATTCTATACCTTTCTTTGTCTAAAGTCAAGAACCTTTTGTAATTATTCATAAGTTTTTTAATATCTTGCCATATGTAATCTTCAGACAATTTTTTATTCCACGTTTTACTAAACTGAACCAACTCATCAAGAATGATAAGAGTTTCTAGTGACACTCTTTTTCCAAGATACTCTTTTAGTAATATGGGGTGTTCATCATCTTTAATAACAAACAGAGGATTGAAGTTTTTAACCAGAGGGCTAATCTCTAACGTAAATTGATTGTAAAAATTAGCTCTCTTGTCTTTCCATTCCTCATAGTTTTCATCACTAAAATTTGATACATACCCCTTACCGTCTTTAATAAAATTAGAGACAAAGTAATTCTTTATGTTTTCTTCGGTTTTGTATTTTCGTGAAATTTTGACAAAGAAACTTCTATCCTTTCTTTTGTAGAAAGAATCTCGCTTAATACGAGTTTTGCCATGATAGGTAACAAAATCATAATCAGTTTTACCAAAGTGTGCTTTCATTGCACAATACATTAAATAGGTGTCAATCGCTTCCATTGAAAGGTCTTTCTTTATATGGGCAGTTGGGCTCTTTTGGGTAGAAAGTTTAACTCTCTAGCATTTGCTTCAATTTTTTCCTTCAGTCCTTTGGAAATAAGAGAGCCAACTGAATCAGGTTCAATACCTTCTTTATCACAATAATATAAAACTGCTTCCATGTGATTAAGATTTTTTTCTTTAGCAATATTTTCTATTGCAATCGTGAATGTTTTTGATGTAGTAAATGCCAAAATATATTCCTATAAACATTATAAAAAAGTGGAGTTTTTATTTAAAGACGAAAACCCCACAAGAAAAATTAGTCTTGCAATTTCAGTTTTGTTTAAAGTCAAAAACTGGGGGCACCCCTCAAAATGACTATTAAGTGGTGAGTGTTCTGTTGCTAGGTCACTCACCGAAACCCCGAGCAATTATGCGGCTAGCGCATAATCCTCATGTGCAAAGTTATAGTTTGCAGTTACAGTTTTGACTAATAACGGAGTCACCCGACAATTCTCCACTCATCTACCCCTGCCTGTCGATCCTATTCAGCCCCATCACAACTACACTAGATATTCTTTTTAATCCACTTATAAGCTGCATAAGCAATAAGTAAAACAACTATTGTTCCGATACCATCAAACCAAGATGTTTCATTTATTGCATCTATAAGGTCTGCTGTAATCCAATCCATGTTATTCTCCAATGTGTTTGTGGTGGAGCTGGAGGGATTCGCACCCTCGTCCAGCTCAGTTCTCAACTTGCATCAACAAATTGTATTCTATTTATATAGTACCATAACAGTACCAGAATGTCAAGAACCTAAGTTATTATTTTAGAGGTCATCTTTTTGTAAGCAGCTACAATATCATCATTTGATGGAGTAATGAAAATAACACCACCAGCAGAAAAAGTTACTTCCTCTGGGTTTTCTTTACCAGTTAAACATACTCCACGAGCAAACCCCATTTGTTTATCTGGAGCGTGAATAATCATTTTGGGATTGCGAAGTGTAACAAAGTTTTCGGTCTGTTCTTCAAACTCTCCAACAAATTCGCCAGCTGGTGTCACTATTGATACAAGTGTGTCTTTTTTAATCATGATATATTTCCTATAAATTATAAACTGTCTGAGAGACTTTTTGAATAGTCTCTTTGATTGTCCCATGCTTCTTGTTGGTCATTCCATTCTGCAATTGTTTCTACAAGAGCGCCAAGATAGTCATGTTTTTGTTTGATGAATTCTTGAACAGTTCCATCTTCTGTTACCACCAAAATAACCACCTGAGAAATATCTACCCCTGTACGTTCTTTATACATTTCAGCATACGCAGAACCTTGAATGTAATAACTCTCGTTATACTCATCTTTACGTTCTTTAGTTGATGTTTTGAAATCTATAATAGACGGCACACCTTTGTAATCTGCAATACAATCCACTCTACCTGCTACCTTATATTTGTCACTATACAATCCCGCTTCTTGAGCATAGATGTTGTCTATGTAAGATAATGCATTATCTCGCAATTCGCTGAATAGGCAATATGGTAAGAAATGTTTCTTGTGGTTCTCCCACTCTAACGGAGAATTGAACTGCATGTTGTTTAGATAATCCTCACACATATGATGAACTTTAGTACCACGATTTGCAGCTGTTCTTGATATGTGATTAGCAACATCATTACCTACACGTTTACGCCATTCTGCCAGTCCTTTCTTATTACGGACTGATAGAACAGTTGTAATTGATGGGTACTTGTTGCCCTCTGGGGTTTTGTAAAGACGTACTCCGTCTTGGTTTGTTGCGGTTATAGGTTGCAACTCAACTGGTTCATGATTATACATAATATTATATTGCCCTCATTCTCTCCACTAGTCTATCTGCTCGGTTGGTTACTTGGCGATACCAAGCACTGTCAACCATCTCGTCAGCAGCTGCATTCCAATCTCTTGCATCCACTCCACGTTTCATTCCTTTGAATTTACTCAAACGAGTGCGCCCCATATTAAACATCATGTTTGCAATTATCTGTTGAGCTTCTTCTGGCAAATCATAAAAATCTAGATACAAAGTAATGCAATCTATTAGTACTGTTTCGCAATCTGCCTCAAAGGCTTCTGCAACTCTGGATTCCAAGACGGCTGAGCCAACTGGACGATTGTATTCGGGATCGCTTTCTAATATTAAATGACCAATGCCAAAAGTAGGATAACCAAGATGGTCATTATATATTTCATACTTTACACCTTCATCAATTTCTAGTTGCTTCCTAAGTTCATCTAAATTCATTTTTTTCTCCACCTCACTAGTTTTTTACATTCTTCAAAAAGTAGGGTTCTGCACACATAGATAGTCCAACCCCATATTACCATTACTACACAAGTTGATACCCAAAAAAATATTCCCATTATTCACTTCCGAATCCAAGTCTTATTTTATTGATAAGATAGTTACGAACAAAACCTGATCGAACTATATCGCCAATAGTAAATTCTACACAATTAAATTCTTCCATCTCATCTAGTATTCTGAAGAAATCGTGTAGTCCGTTTTTTTCATTTTGTTTCTGTAAATCCGTTTGGTCAAAGTCACCACAGAATACAATTTTTGAGTCTTGTCCAACTCTGGTTGTAATAGTATCCAGCTCATGGAAATTCATATTCTGACATTCATCTACTATAACAATTGCATTGTCCATTGTCAACCCCCTTAGAAAAGAAGTTGATAAAAAGTGCAATGAACCCTGCCCCTTCAACCTATCGTATAGATTGTTGAATGCTTGTTCGTTAGGTTGTTCAAATATAAACTGCACCATGTTTTGATATGGTATTTGATATAGTGCAGACTTATCATCTTCATCGCCCGGCAAGAACCCAATCTCTCTCGTTGGTATAAGCGAACGAACCAATACAACTCTTTCGTATGGTGTCTTTAAATTCATCACATCTTGCAATGCGAGATACATTGCACAGAATGTTTTACCTGTACCAGCCGCACCATAGAGAAATTGATTTTGACCTTTTTTCCAAGATTCAAAAACAACTTTCTGATTGTCTGTGATAGGTTTTATTGTTACAAGATTACTTGCATTTATTTCTTTATTTTTCTTTTTAGTACTTGCCATTTTTACATCCTAATTAAAGTAAGGTGAGGGGAGCCGACAATCGTTGCATGTTTGGCAAGAGGGTATCGACCCCCCTCTGGTGCATAGGCGGAGGGACTTCCAAGCTTCCAAAACGCCGTGCGTCAGTACTGAAGTATGATTTCTCGCCCGCACCATTATTATTTATATTTTTCCATCCTGTCAAGAACACCATGTTTTTTGAGAACTTCTCTTGTTTTAATTTCTTTAATTGATTTAGTTGATCCCCCATATCTGTCTGCAAGAGGCGTGCCGGGATTTGAATGTGCAATTTGTTCTAACCTTTCATTCATACCACCATCAATCTTTTTAGCTGTTGCAGTAATATGATCACCAACAAAAGCAATCAAACTTGGCCTCTGAATTATATGAGGATTATCTAACTTGTACTGATCAAGCTCAGAAATTTTCATAAATTCCTCAAATTCTTCTTCAGTTTTTTCGTTGTAAAAATTATACGTTGGCATTAAAGTCAAACTCCAATTGACCCGACTGATCAGGTAGTTGTTTTTTCAAATAATTAACTTCTTCATTCAACTCTTTTATTCGAATGTATGCATTATATAATTGTTTTTGTTGAGTTGCAATTTCTTGTTCCATAGCAGAAATGTTTGTCATGAAATGATTCATTATTTCTCCGTTAAGTTAAAGAAAGGGATGTATGATTATCACTAAACCACTTTGGTATTGCTCTGTTTTTCCATTTTGCAAAGTCTGATTTCTTTACTATGTAGTAGGTTTGATATGCTGACACCGTATCATCAGTTTTACAATCATCAGGCATACATTGTGGTGGATCACTAAACTCATTGTGAGGAATGTTTGTTGGCAAATCCTTGAGAAAATTTATGTAGCCTTCACACGCATGTTCTCTGCCATATCGATGTGTATATTCTTTAAGTAAATTAATCCACAGAGAATATAACCATTTGTAATTTGTTTTAGATTCCCGAACCCATAGGTTTGAAGGGTGATTGATATGTGATGCTTTCATTAGATTGTCTTCCATTACTTTGTCTTCTAATTTCCAGCGTTTAATCTTTCTACCGTTCTTGGTTAGACCATAATATTGAGTACCATCAAGTACACGATGAGCTGTTGACATAAGCTGAGCATACTCAATCACCATTTTACAAACGTGTTTATCACAATGCATCTTGGATGCAATCTTAGGATCACGATCTACATAAAATATATTCATTTGGTTCTCTTTTTATCATTCAATAGTAACATTTTACCAAGCTTCTCATCAATTGTCAAGACTCTTTCAGTCTCAATCATATCAATAATTAAAGAAGTAATACCTACTTCTTTACTAAGCTCACCAATTTTTCGCTCCAACTTTATAAGAGTTTCTTTATAGTAATCTATCTCTTGTTGTTTGCGAAGCCTTTGCTCAATTAAATCTGATAAGGATATTATATTATCAGACATATTTATTTTTCCCAACGATAAAAAATATGATCTTGTATTTCTACAGTTTTTGTTTTTGTTTTTGCCCAAGCAGGATTGACATAATCGGCGTGATAGTGCGTAGCACCATCAGTGATATCTAAGTACAACAACTTATTACTTAATATTGCATCTGCAAAATCTAACATTTTTGCATAAGTTTTTTTATTTCTTGGTTTATCACTTTTACCATCACAATACCAACTAAATTGACATTTGTGTTTAATGGGAAATAAAATTTTAGGGTCTTTCCATGATGGTCGAGTCGGGCCTTGTTTCACCACTCCACATATAGTATTAGGAAACCTTGAGTCATTAACTCTGTTCATCACAACAGTAGTCACCGCAAGTTCACCAGCAGTACCCTGACCCCTTGCTTCGTGATACATGTTGAGTGCAAGACATTCTACCGATTTAGACTTTACATCTTCTGGTAAAGGTTGAGCAACTGCACCAACAACACCAAACATTGTGCCAACCACTAGTTGTTCAATTCCATTCATTATATTAAAGACCCTTTTTATTATACTTAGTTTTCAATTCCATCTCTGCGAGGTCATCAACCATTCGCAGGGCCTGGCATCTGATGGTAAACAGCGTGGTCATCTACCATAAACTCATCAGTCCAGTTGAAAGCTTCCTTTACAACATTTGCTGACAAACCCTTATACATTTGATGGAGTATACCATCTTTTGCAGCTACAAGAACGTCTGCTTCAGATTCGTGCAAACCTTCAAGCATTTGAACAAACATTGTTTCTCTCTTCCTCTGAGATAAATCACCATTACCACCCTTAATATAATGATATAGTTTTCTAGACTCATACGCAAGAATGCTATGTTCAGTGCCTTCTGGTGCTTCGTTTCGTCTGAAAGGAACTTCACCTTCTGGTAATGCCCATTTGATTTTGGGATCAAATGAAGACTTGATAACCATTCTTAATGCTGGGCTATCATGCTCTTTTAACAGAGCGATCTTGTTTTGTTTTGTTTTTGCTTTGGACACCTTGTCCAAAATTTCTGATATTAATAAATCCATTCTAAAATTCTCCTATAGATTCAGTTAGAGTTTTTAACCTCGTTTTAATAAAATAGTTCAGTAGTTTACTACGATCATTAACTGGTGCTTCCTTATATTTATGTATTATCTCAGACGACAATTCTTCTGGACAACAAGTAAGATCAATCAATTTTTTATTTCTTTGGTAGTTACGTTTTACTTCATCATTAGGCAACACATCATCAATGTTATTGTTAACCCAAGATGAAATCTTTTTAGCACCTAACGGACGTTGGCGCAATCCTTCAGTAAATGTATTATCTGGTGATAACACATTAGGTATGCCATCACTAGTATCACCCTTGAAAATATGTTCTTGAAGATAGGTAACAGGATTTTCTCCGTCTACCATTTTCTTAGTAATTGGACTGTATTGTTTTACGTTAGGATATTTTTGCAATTGAATAAAATCTTTATCACCAGACAATATCATAACTTCATTACAGGATTCTACACTAAGTGTGCCAATGATATCATCAGCCTCTGCACCATACACCTCTAGAAACTTATAAGGTAGGTTCTCTGAAAATTCTTTTTTGATTTTATTAAGGCACTCAAAGATAGCATCCCAATCGTGGTTTGATTTCTTTCTGGTAGTTTTGCGAGAAGCTTTATACTCTGGATAATAGTCGCGCCTCCAATAGTGCTTGGAATCATAGCACAATACTAACTCTCCAAACTCAGATTTAAAACGAGTGCGATACATCCGTAACGAATTCAAAATCATATGGCGAACCATATTATCATCTGGCTTAGTTTCTTTGGTCATATGCAAATGCATCATAACACTTGCAACTGAAATTTGACTCATATCAACTAAAATCATTATTCTTCATCCTTATGAAGTAATTCAATGGTTTCTCTCAACTGTTCCATATCAACTTCAGTATGCTTCTTTCCATCATCATCATAAACAACATTAACAAATGTATCTACAATGTCATGTGTGGGGTAATCCATTAACATCACTCTATATATCAATCCTCTCGTAAACTCAATTATAATACCAATGTCTTGTATAAACTTTTCATTGTCAACTACAATTTCGTGGTTATGACACATTTGAATCATGTGAACAATCAATTCTTGTGTTAAATTTTCAGCAAACGCTCTTTTTATTTCGAGGTCTATTTCAATTTCGTCAATTTGTTTTATGGGTGTTTCTTTCCATGGCCCCTTAATAACTTTGCCAAGTTCATTATCTTCTTCCAAATCAATAATCCTTTTCGTCAGCCATTTCTTCTGTCCACACATAACCCAAATCGGGATAGAGTACTCCAACGGTTCTTTTTGGTTGACCTTTCTTAGGCCCATACCAATAGTATGATAATGCTACACACCGCCGTTTTACTTTATTCTGTTGATATTCTCCATAAAAATCATCAATCCAATCACCAGTACGAAGATAAGATTGCATATTGCGAATATATCCTTCGTGTATAGCAAGTTTTGCAGCTGCACCTTTAATGTTCTGTCTTACAGATATGCGCTGAACTTTTGCAAGGTCTTTCTGTGTCTTAATCCAATTTTTAACTTTATCAGGGTGTAATTGATGTTCATCTTCTAAATGTTTTACACTAGTATGAACACCAGTTTTACCATAGTCGGGGTTCTTTGCAGCTCTTGCAGCTCTTGCTTTTGCAAGTCGTTCACCTGCAGCTTTCTTTTGTTCCTCGGTCATAGGTTTGCGAGGTTTACGTTTCTTGGGTGCTTCCCATTTACTATTATCCGTAGTAGCAATTATTTTCTTTCGTGCCATATTACTATTTACCCCCTCTAGAAAATTTTTAGTATTTGATTTAATATCCAAGTTCATCTTTTCTTTTCTTTAATTCTCTTTGTTGCCTACGAATTGAAGCTGCTTTACTTTTTCTACGTTTTGTTCCTCTTGATTCATAAAACTCACGCTCTCTAAGTGTATTAAAAAGTCCGTCTTGTTCCAATTTCTTTTTCATACTTCGAATAGCTTTATCCACATTGCCTCTGCGAACTTCTACTTTCATTTACCAATGTCCTTTACATTTGCTTTTGGTATTACTTGATATGCACCTTTATTATATGCGGGCGCAATAGTATAATTTGATGATATTTTTAGTCTTTCGGAATTGTCTTTTTTGGTGCAACTATCTATGTTGCCCATGTCCATACGACTAGGTATGTGTTTTGTTTCTCTACGATACACATTCCCATGACCTTTCCATTCGACAAACTTCTTAGGTTTATTTTTGAGTTGATCGGGGTGACAGCCGTGCTTACGAAGAAAAGCATCGTATTCAGCACGTGCTGCAAGAATTCTCTTGTTTTTGGTGGGTTTCTTTTTGCGTGTACTATTAGAGGTATAATATACAGGCATCATATGCATAGTCATAATATAAAATATACTTTATTTGGAATAAAAAGTCAAGTACCTTTGATGTGGTTTTCAATAATTTCCGATATTTTAATTAATTCTTTATCGCCAGAATTATCTAGTCTGGTTTTAATAAATCCATCTTCTTCTAACTTGTCAAGAACCCAGCCCACAACCTTTTCGTGCAGAGTATTATTTTGAATATATCTGCCGATAGAATATGATATAATAATAGCACCCATTGCTAATATTGTGTGTGTAAAAGCATCCATAATAGTATTTATGTTTCGTATTTTCCTACTGGTTTATAAAATTTCCTTATGCAGCTTGATTTTCTCTTGTAATGATGTCGAGGAACATTTCAAGTTTTCTAACGCGAACAGCAAGTCTTTTAACAGTTAGTATGTCATTGTCGTCACTTTTTGCATTGAGAGCACAAGATTTCTTGAGAAGTATTCGTCTATACAACGCAAGCATACTAGGAAAACTCTCCACCTCACCAATACTCCACAAACGATGAAGTTTGGGGATTGGTATCATTTCAAATTCTTTATCACCAATTTTATAGTAGTATTTCATATCTTTCCTTATGCGGCCAACGCAAGTTTTACTTCTGGTCTGTAGTACAGAGCTTTATAACGTGGTGGGTATTTCTCTTTTGCTTTCTTTAAAGCAACCATTTCCCAATCAAACTCTTGTTTGTAGTCTTTCAGATCACGATGACACAAAGCATACTCTTTGATTTTTAACCTACTTAAATTCTTCTCTTCGTTGTTGAGAAGTATTTCAGTAATGTCAGCACACCACATTCTATAGGTTTCCATCGCATCTTTTGGAACATACTCTGAAACTAGAGCTGCATGATAGAGTCTTATGAAAGTTTCATAATCAACTGCATCCATCACAATATCAAATATTTTAATTTCTGCATTTTTGTTAGACAGCGTATTCCACTCACATTTAGAGTTGATTACATGATCATGACTTGACACAGTTTTTTTCTGAGGTTGGTCACAAAAAAATTCAAACTTCATATTTTTACTCACTTTTTTCATCTTATATAGCTATGATAACACACCGAACAGGGTTTGTCAAGGCCAGATTAGATATATTTTGAATTAAACTCAAATCGCCACTCGTCAATATTCGTTTCAAAATACTCTTTTATGTAACTTTCATCAACAATTTCCATACGTTCTTTGACGTATGCGATTACATTTGAGAGAATTGCTTCTTTGCTGGTAATGTTTTCTACATCTGAAAGTACCTCTGCAGCTGCATCAATTGTGTACTCTTCCATGTCCATCACCCAATTTTTCACTTGACTCATTTAGTCACCTCTTTTTTCATCTTATGTAACCATTATAAGGGATTGGACAGGATTTGTCAAGCACTATTTTAGTTGCTAAGTTATTGATTTTTAACGAGGTTTGAAAATAGTTATCAATTCATCCTTACCTTTGACCTTAATTTTGTCCAATTCGACACCTTTTAGGTCATCTGGTAGCTGTTCTTGGGTATATGATGAGTAAATCGTATTAACAATACTGCCACCGCGAGTCTTATAGTTACGAGTAGATGCCTCTAATCTTGCAGCCAGATTGACTGCATCACCAATAACTGAATAGTCAAATCTGGTGCTACTACCCATATTACCCACAATACACGTTCCTGTATTGACTCCACTACCGATATTAATCTCTGGTAGTCCTTTCTCCTTCCATGCAGCCTTTAGATTCTCAGTCTCCACCGCACACTCCATAGAGGTACGAACTGCCATTTCTGCATGGTTCTCACAATCCAGTGGTGCGTTCCAGAATGCCATGATACAATCACCCATATACTTGTCTACCGTTCCACCATTATTCAAGACTATCTTGGTCATACGATCTAGGTAATCATTGATACAGTCAACCAACCCCTCTGGGTCATCATTGTTTTTGTAGTATTCTGATATAGGTGTAAATCCAACAATGTCCATAAAAAGAAAACTCATCTCTCTACGTTCACCACCAAGTTTTAGTGCCTCTGGATTTTTCTGTAAAATTGCAACCTGTCTTGGGTCAAGGTAGTGTTCAAACTGTTTCTTGATCTGTTGACGCAATCTGAATTCTTCCATGAACCGTAGAAAAGCTGCAACCGACCAAACCACAAACATAGTCAGAACAGGGTATGACCAATCTATTAGATAACTGTATTCAGTAAATAAATATGAACTACCGTAATAAGACCCTGCAAGAAATAATGGTAATAGTATTGCACCGAAATACCAACTTAGTGTTAACACCACGGCAGTTAGTACCAATGATGTTACTAGGGTAACTGACAACTCTGCTAAGTCAGACCAGAATGGCCTTGTGATGTTTCTTCCTGTCATCATAGTTGTTATAGATGCAGCTATCAAATCATGACTTTGAATAACACCAACTGGTGTTGCAACTGGATTATCAATACCAGACGCAGTTGGTGAAAGTATAACAATCTTTCCGTTGAAATTTAATTCTTCAAACAACTCTTTTTCTACTAATCTGTTTATTGGATAAGTTTTCGTTTTCCATTTGAAATCAATCCAGACTGCACCATTCGCATCAGTCAGTACCTTTTTGTATTTTGGTATGCGTAGTGCTTCGATACCACCCTCACCAGTTTTCATCTGGTAACTGAGATCACCAGCAGCTACTCTTAATATCTCCATAGATAATGATGGGTATAGTTGTCCGTCTATCTGAACCACCAAAGGCATTCTACGAACTACACCATCACCCTCTGGTGCAACTAACATCATACCAACACCTATTGCTGATTTTGCAAAAGGTTCTATTGGCCCAACCGCACCTGTATAGTTATACACCCAAGGTTGCCATGGCGTACCTATTGTTGCTACTCCTCTGGAAATAGGATTGCCTTTAGTTTCGTTTGCTGGTATTTGACCTATGATGGTGGGAGTCTTCTTCAACATCTCATCAAATTGTTGATCACCACCCATCCTATCTTCATCTGCAAACAGTATAGGAACTACAACAATCGCAGCTCCCATACGATAAAGTGCTTCAATATCTTTTGCTAATTCGTTTCTAGGCCATGGCCATTGACCACGTTCTCTTATAGATTCATTATCTATTTCTACTGTTACAATTTTATCTGAGATTTCTTCTTGTTGTGTTCTTTGATGTTGGTCTAGTGCTTTCATTCGCACCATGTCCAGAAACCAAGGGTCTACAAAACGTATACCACAAAATATAATAATAACCAAGATAGAGATAATCCATTTTTTCATACTAATTTCCTTGTGTTAATGATATTCCACAACCACCAGAAGTTTGGCAGGTCTGTGTAATAGAATAAGACTGTGCTGTATTCCCTTGTTGTGTTAGCGATAAATCAGTATGATACGAACCATATAAATTTACTGTTGCGGTATGAGCTCCATCACCCTTTTGCATGACCTCTTGTTCTCCACCGTCTGTTCTTATGTCCATTCTCAAGTCCTTATCTCCATTTCCTTTCTGTGTAACAAACGTATCGTTATTATCACCATTATAATAATATATTTGTGCATAGTGGTCAGCATTGCCTGTACCTGTTTCTTGTCCTACCTTCACACTATTACCATTTGCATGTACATCAAGGTTAACTATGTGACCACCATACTCAGAGTTTGGTGTTGTGCCAGAACAAGTTGTGTCTGTACTACTAGAAAATGTTGCACCCTGACAAACATGAAGATCGTTATCATTGCCCGGCATATGAAACCCTATTCTGTTGGAGTCCGAACCTGTAGTATTATACTGTTCAAATTTAAGAGTATTATTTGTACCATCTATATCACCACCCCAAACTTTACCAGAACCCCAATAAGACACCCAACTAATTGTATTGTTGTTTCCTACTTGATTAAAATCAAGTGTGTTATCATCATGAGCCATAGACAAGTTAACAGCATTGTTATTGCCGTCTTGATTAATAGTTATCGTTGTATCGTCACTGGTAGTAATTTGTTCTATGAATACACTGTTGTCAGCGTATGCAATACTACTCAGACTGATAGATAACAATATTATTAGTAGTTTCGTCATCTGTCGTTATCTCCGGCACAGGTATTCCACCTTGTGTCAAATTAATTACATAACCCCAATCTGCATTTAGTCTTAAATGCACCTCACTACTTCCAACCTGCCTAATTATTTCTAAGCGCGAACCATCACGAAGCGTATTGACTTGAGTTGCTTTGTTGAACCCACTTGTTCTACCATCTATCATTTCTGACTGTGCGGTCAATGCAATTAATTGATCTAAAACATTCATCAACAAATCTACATCTAAAGGATTAATATCCAATTCAGTAAACTGCAATTCATCTTCATCAAGTTCATTTTCATCTAATACTTTAAACTCTAAGAAATCTACATCTAATAAGTTATTTGAACTATTAATGTTTTTAACTATTTCTATAAGTTTTTCTTTTGGTGGTTTGATTATTAATAGATTATTAATCTGGTCTAAAGATAAATCAAGTACAACTGGTTTAGTTGGCATACTTTCGCCATTTGTAACCAGTGTAGATTGAAATGCTTGGTTGAGCATAACTTGGCCAGCTTCACTTTCTACTGAAATTTTACCCACCGTTCCATCTGCATTGGGAAGTAGAATAATCAAAGATTTTCCTACCTCATCAACTGTCATACTAAACGCAGTTCCAAGTACACCTATTCGTGCGGTTGGCGTGCGTATATCAACATTTTGAGCATTCAGTTTTGCAATGTTACCACTTGCATATCTAACTGTTCCCAATGCGACATTCATTACAAGTTTAGACCCACCCTTACTATTTGGGTCGTACACAAAGTCATCTATCACCAATGAACTGTGCGGGCTTATTGCCACATTTGTATTATCTACAAATTTTATGCCAACATTACCATTTCCTGTACGGACATTATCTTTAAATTCAATACCAAAGTCTTTTTTCAGAGCAAGTTTGTTCTTTGCTCTCTCAACTGAGGCATTTCCTTTTTGTTTTACTACATTACCAATAGTGTCTGACAGAGCAATATTGCTCATCAGCATCAAAAATGTAAAACTAATCGTCCATAGTAACCGTAACATTATGACCAGACCCCACTGTTGTCATAGAGGTTGTGCCGTCATACGCACCACCTTGAGTAATCGCAAATGTGCTAGATGCTCCTGTATGATGTAGAGTTGTATCTTGGTCAGCTGCACCAGTATGTGTTGATGTAATAGTATTGCTAGAACCGATTGCAGTAATGTTTGTTATCTTTTTATCACTACCAGTTAGTGATGCAGTACTGTTTTCATTAATGGTTATAGTATTGCTATCACCAGTTGCAGTCAAATCAATATCTGCATCATCAGATGCAGCTGAGTTACCTACGTTAACAGTAGTTGTATTTGAACTACCTGTGATCGTTTCAATAATACTATTGTCAGCTGACGCAGAGTTAGCACCAACCGATACAGTAGATGTATTACTGTTACCTTCTTGTTTAAGTGTGAATGTTTGTGTCGCACCCACAACAGAAGCTGCAATGGTATTTGTATTACCAATTTGGTCAATATCCAAAGTCTGGTTGTCGCCTGTTAAAGTAACTGCCGTGGTCGAATCACCAAATTTATTGGTCTGTCCGTCTTGATTGACATTTGCAGTAAGACTTGCGCCTGACTGTGTAACATATACATCACTTGCATGACTTTCTCCCACTCCCCACATAACAAAATAAACGATAGCAATTAATACAAATATGCTCGATATAATCGTTTTCATTTAATTGTCTCCTTATTTAAATTTCCATAGTTCTTTTTCTATCCCTTCTTCAATTATCTGACTTACACAATGTTCGATTGCTTTACGAACTGCGTAAGATGTAGACTCATTCTCAGTAACGCCAGCTTCAACTTCTAACAATTTAGTACCCATGTCTAAAAATGTGAAAAGACTTACGCCAACTTTAGCACTTAATATAGTTTTTTGGGAGCTTACTGCAAGTAAAACTTCACCTGTTTGAACAGATATTAATCTTAGGCCAACCGACACCATATCTCTGCGGTATTCAACTTGTGGGCCCACTCCCAAATATCTTGCACCAGCACCTCCAGTTTCTATATTAGAATCATAACCAACAATTCCACCAGCTACAAAAACACCAGCAAAAGTTAAAGGTCTAACTTTTTTTGCGTTTTCGCCATCATAAGTGGTTCTTGTATTTCTTATAATCTGCCGTTCTTTTAACAGTTGGTCTAATTGCATTCTTTCAACAACTGTAAACCACTCTCCCTTTCCAGCAGATTTAAGTGCTTGTACTAACCACGTTGCTGCTCCTTGTGTTACAGCCATACTGAACGAAGCACCTGTGTCAATAGGTTTCCTTTGCCCCGTTTGATCGACAAATTTATAAACAGCTATGTCAACCTTCCTCTCAGGAGGTGGAAAATTTTCTAATTTGTTCACCATCGGGACTGATGTAGATGTTGGTGCTTCTAAGAATTCTGTCGTAGCACAACCACCTAGACTAAAAAGTAAAGTCGCCAATAGGAACTGTAATAACGGTTTCGCTTGCATTTGTATCCACTATTGTTAGAGTTACGTTTTCTGTATCTTTGACGTAACTGATTGTTGTACCTTCAAATGTGACTGTACCTGCTTCTCCAGAATTTTCTCCGAACATGCTGTCCACGAGTTGTTTTGACAACTGTGCATAAATTCTTGATTCAACATTTTTCATAAACTTTGAAAGATTCGTATTAGCTGCATCTCTTAACGCTTCTCTTTCTGCAGCTTCTTTCTTTTCTCTTATCGCTTTCTTTCTAGAGTGTTCTTGATTTTCAATTGTTAGTGCGTGTGAACTGTAACCATTTCCACTAAAAGCTGGTGATTTCCACTGGTGAACCAAGTCGCTTGCTTTAGCATATTCTGCAACATATATACACAAAAACAACGATAATAAAATAGTTATTTTAATTTTAAAATTAAGTGTTCTTTTTATTTTCATTTTGTGGTTTCCCAGCTAATCCCGACTCGATAGCTATTTTTTCTGCCTGTTCTTGTATTTCCTCTTGTATTTTATCTTTTTCTCTATATTCTAAAACTACATTTACTTTTTGTTGCAGTCGTATCATATCATTATCTAACATACGATTTTGGTCTATACATTTTATAAGAGCAAGATGCATTGCATCTAACTCTGGTTGAATGTTGTTACTAATAAACTGCCATATGTAGTATATAAAATACCCCATACCGACAGACATGACAACTGGAAACCCAAAATCGGTAATTAGTTTTGATACATCTTGCATCAATCTCTCCTCACATCCAACTTACCATCTTCTTTAAAGTTTTCAGCACGAGCAATACGATTAATGTCTGGTGTAACTCCTAAAGCAGAACTAACTAACAAATCAATTTTTATAAGCTCATTACATCCTACTCTTGCTCTATCTTCAAGCATCTTACAAAACATGGTCAGAGTTCTTATTTGGTCAATTATACCCTCAAGTATTTGTTTCAATACCATAAATATAAAAAACCCCATAATTATTGCGACTGCAATGGGGACTCCGACTTCTTTAATTAAAGTAAATGCATCCACATTCATACCTCCAATGTACCTATTTATAAGATATCTATTCGGTTAGGTATTTATAACGTCACACGTTGTTTATATACCACTCAAGATAAACATCTTCATGAAGTATTTCGTAACTATTGCAGTTACCATAGGTTTTTATGTGAGTATAGACAGGGTTTGGTGCGTATTTTTCGACCATTGTTCGCCAGAAACCTATTGGTTCTACTGTACAATGTGCGTTTTCACCATTTGGAAGGATTGTATTGGCAGGTCTAGTGCATATTCCGAGGAAAACAAATCGTTCTGCTCGCGAATAAATGTTATGTATTGTTTCTGGAATTTGTTCTTTGGGTATGTGTTCCAATACATCTGTGGAATACACACCATGAAAGGGCCCATCTGGTAGATTTTCGAATGCTGGAACAGCTGGGTCATATAAAGCAGGCATCACTCCAAACTCTTCGTGGTGTTTCCATTCAGAGTATTGTAATCCCTTACCACAACCATAATCAAGCAAGGTTTTTGATTTAGTATCTTGTACCAAATCGACAATGTGTCTTAGTTGTGGTCTAAGACTGTTGCCTGGAAAATTATGTTCTTCTTCTGCGTGGTATTTCTTATATTCTTCAACAAAGCTCATTTATATTATATTCCTTTGGTAACATTTGATGCAACTTAACAAAGTATTCTGCATCAACCACTACTAGAGGTTTTTGATTATTTCTTTTAATAAAAACTACTGGTTCATAATCACCAGAGTTAGATTCTGCTTGTTCGTATGATTTCCACACATTAAGTGTTTCTTGGTTTTTACACTCAATTGAATATGGAAACTTCTCTCTTGCAGCTCTTGCCATAATCAAATCTTCACCCCCAGCACCCATACTACGAGATTCTACATCTTCTGGATGTACGTTCAAGGTTTCTATTAATTTATCACGAACCCACTGCTGAAATCTTCTTCCTTTTGCTTTTGCACTTTGCGTTTTCATTATCTTTCTTTTCTCCGAATATCAAATTCCAATTTTTATCAAATTGTTTCTTATTACTTATGGGTCTTGGAGAAGAACCTTTTCCCCCATGATTATTCGTCATCATCAGTCCATTCTGGTGGTTCTACTTCATCTTTATTTTCTTCGGATAGTTCGCCACCGCAAAAAACACAATACTCTACTCTATAATAAACCTCATCCATAGTGTGGGCAACTTTAAATTCTGCATCACATTCATTACAAACAATCAATTTATTGAGCATACGGCCACCTCACTTTCTTTTTCATATGCATCATCCCAATTGCCAGACAATCCTGCTACCTCATATTCAGTAACACGATTTTCAAAAAAGTTAGTGTGGTCGGCGCCATTTAAAACCCATTCTAGCCAAGGTAGTGGATTTTCTTTTACCTTAAAGTTAGTCTTTAGACCTAACTGCAATAGTCGCCTATCTGTTATATACCTTATATATGATTTTACTTCGGTTGCTTCTAAACCATCAACATTTCCTAGTTTATATGCAAGGTCAACAAACTTATCTTCTAACTTAACTGCGACTCGCGCCATCTCGTAAATGCTTAGTTTAAATTCATCATCAACTACTTTGGGGTGTTCGATACAGAATTGACGAAACAACTTTGCATTTCCTTCAACGTGCATAGACTCATCACGAATAGACCATTCAACAACTTTACCCATACCTTTCATCTTACCGAACCGCTGGAAGTTTAACAACATAACGAATGATGCAAATAGCGCAACGCCTTCGTTGAACACCGACTTTGCAAGTGCAAGACCCAAACCCTTCATACTATTATTATCAGACTCTTGCATAAACTCAATCTTGTCAACCATCACTTTGTATTCTAAAAACGCATGATACTCGCTGTCTGGTAGTCCTAGTGTTTCATTGAGTAACGCATACGCACGTTGATGTATACCTTCTCGAGCTGCAAAAGAACCCAACATATTACGAATTTCATTGTTCTTAAACTTAGGAATGAACTGATCGAAATAGTTCTGACCGACTGCAACATCTGACTGTGTAAACAATCGTAAAATGTTTGTGACATATTCCTTTTCAATATCTGTAACCTTACCAGACTTCCAATCTGAAACATCATCAGACAAATCAAGTTCATCTTCTATCCAATGTGCTTTCTCATGTCGTGTGGCAATCTCTACTGCCCACGGATAATGAAATGGTTTATAGGTTTCGCTGAATTGCATCAGTCCACCCCCACAGCGTTTTCTTAACAAGTCATCACCCACCTTTAACAACTCATCATATCCACCGATACGTTTATCATCAATAAAGATTTGAGGAACAGAATTAACTCTACGAGTATTTAGCTCACCCACAACTTCTGTAGCACCATTTATTGTTTGATAGAACGCAAGACGTTCTTCTTCATTATCAATTAAATCTTCTACATATTCAAAAGAATGTTCTTTGAGCCAATTCTTTGCCATTGCACAAAAAGGACATTCTGATTTTGTTACTATTCTTATCCCTGACATGCGACACACTCCTCTTGGTTAATTGACATTGCTTGAGTTTCGTAATCTTTTAGTGCATCACGAACTATTTGTGTAGACACGTTTTCTGCTTTGTTTGATGTTTCTGTTCTCAAATAATACATTCCCTTACAACCAAGTTTCCAAGCATTGTAGTGTACCTCATGAAGTTCTGCACGTTTAGCACCAGACGCAAAAAATACATTTAAAGATTGACCTTGGCACAAAAACTCTTGCCGATCTGCAGCTTGAGATATGATTTCATTTTGGTCAATTTCAATTGCTGTTTTAAACACACTCTTTACTTCATCTGACAAATATTTTAAATGTTGAACTGAACCACCATTAGTAATAATAGAAGTCCATGCTTTAGTATCGTTTCTGCCCACCTTTTCTAATTCTTCTTCAAGGTATTTGTCTTTGACTAAATGAGAACCAGCTCTTGTTCTGTGAGTGTATGCGTTTGCTTTATTTGGTTCAATAGCTGGTGATGTGCCACAAATAATAGAACTGTTTGCATTAGGAGCAATCGCAAGTAGATGTGAGTTGCGCCGACCTGTTCCTTCCATGTCTGGACACTCTCCACGTTCTGTTGCTAACTGTTCTGTTTCTAATATTGCTTCTGATTTTATATGTTCAAAAATTTCAATATTTTTTTCTTTTGCAATGTCTGACTCAAAAGGAATGCGGTGTTTGTGAAGATAAGAATGCCAACCCATTGCACCAAGACCAAGAGAACGCTCTTGTTCAGCAGAATACTTTGCACGACTTATTTCAGTTGGTGCATTATCAATAAAGAATTGAAGCACATTATCTAAAAACCGAACAAGATCAGCAATCATAAAACTGTCTTTCCATTCGTCATATTTCTCTAGGTTGACAGATGACAAACAACATACAGCTGTGCGGTCTTCAGAGGTGGGCAAATGTATTTCATTGCATAAATTAGACCCATGTATTTTCAATCCCTTGTCTTTCATGGATTGTGGCATCGCACGATTAACAGTATCAATATAATTTAGATATGGTTCACCAGTACGATAACGAGTTTCTAAAACTGTCTCCCAGATTTTTCTAGCTTTTTTACTATCCCGAACTGTCTGGTCATTGGGGTCAATCAAATCCCACATCTCATCTCTTTCAACTGCTCGCATAAACGCATCACTAATATTTACTGAGTGGTGTAAATTTAAATTTTTTCTATTCACATCCCCTGTTGGAATACGCATGTTTAGGAACTCAATAATATCGGGGTGTGATATATCCATGTATGCAGCATACGACCCCTTACGAGTCTTACCTTGACGATAAGCCGTCATATCAGCGTCTACTGTATGTATGAATGGCATTGGGCCTGGCGCTTTATCTGACACCGCACGAACATCACTCCAATGTCCACCGACACCACCACCCTTAACTGACAACCAACGTAGTTCAGCAGAATGGTCAATAAGACCCTCTAATGAATCAGGAACATAAGTTAAAAAACAAGAAATGGGAAGTGCTTTTGTTTTTACATTAGGAAGTGGTGCATTAGATAATACTGGTGATGCAAACATAAACCACCCATCACTAACATAGTTATATATTCTTTGTGCTAATTCATAATCTCCATAACAATATGCAACCGATGCTCTCGCGTATGCCTGCTGTGGTGATACCTCGTCTTCTAATTGATAATAATCCTTTAATAATTTTTTTGCCTGATCTGATATGTTATTGTCTTTGTGCCTTTCTATATTGATATTTAAATATTTTTCTTCCGAGTTGAGGTATGAGATTTCGGCAGATTCCATTTTGTTTATAGCTCCTTTTTGTATATTCCTAAGTATCCTCTCAGGTGCGGTTGCAAGTTTGTGTAAAAAAGTGTGTCTCTAAGTTCCACACATTTAAAACCAAAACCAGAGTAAAATCCCTCTAGTTGTTTTTCATTAAAACGATATGGCCCAGAATGAGTAGATGGATTAAATCTAGCTTCATACGGACTTAATACTTTTAAAATAATATAACTATCGTCATGTATTATATTACCTATCATTTCAAAATATTTGTGTCGCGTTTCTTTTAAATGGAATAAGTTGTGTATTAACCCCCTGTCTATAATAACATCATATTTCTTTGTCAGTTTACTTTTTAGTGCATCATCTAAAATAAAATTATTTAATTTGTATTCTAGTGCATTTACTACGTCTGTTCCTGTTACATCAAAACCCATTTTTTCTATGTGATATGCTTGTGCGCCGTTACCACAACCAAGATCAACAACAGTAGAACGTGGATTTAACTTTTTAAAAACTTCATCAAAGTCTTTATCAAGTTCAGAATAATTCCATACAGAAAAAACTTTATTCTCTTCTAAAAACTTCTGTATGTCCTTATCAAACCCATCATAATTCCAAGGTGTTGATTTCTCATCATATTGTTTTTGAAACGCTTCTTTCATTTATTTTTCTCCATCCTGTAAATCTCAATTTAGCAGAAACACCTTCAAAGGTATTGTCTTCTATGATTTTTTGTATTTCTAATTTTGTGTATCCTGACAAAATCATATCATTAATATCTTTTTCTTTCATACTGTCAGGCCACAGAACAACGCTTCGACCCTCGTTGATAGTTTTTTCTATTTGTTTAACTATCTCCTCGTTTCTTGGTTCGTTATCATAGATAACTGTTATATCACCTTGAACATTATTAAAGTCTGCTCCAGCAACTGCAATGCAATTATCTAAAAACAGACTATCTATCGGGCCCTCAACAACATAGATTTTTTTATTTTTATCTACTTTGTCTAAACCAAATATTTTATCTGCATCACTATCTAGTTTGATTGTGATATACTTAGGTGTTTCATCACCAAACGCTCTACCCTGATATGCAAACACTTCACCGTCTTTATCACGAAATGGAATCAATAGCCTTGGGTGATCTCCATCCAATGATGGAAATTTATTCGGTACTAATGAATTCGTGAATTTGTAAAATGACTCACACAGGTATAAGTCGTTAAGACATTTGAGTGGCAGTTTTCGTTTTTCAATGATGGTTCGAGCAGGGTGTTTTTCTGGCAAATCTGAAATAGATTTAAGATTTTTGAGGACACCTTTTTTGCGAAACACTGGGGCATTGAATTTAAACTCCGTCTTTGGGTCAACAGTTTTGACTCCACTTTTATATCTCTCCATTATATAGTCTTTATGAATTTTAGAGTCCAAATACTTAATAAGATTGCCAAGAGTTGTTCCCATACCACAATTATGACACTTAAAGAACAAGTCATTTTTCTTGCGATATACAAACCCTCTTGCTTTGGAACGAGATTTTTGTGAATCCCCACAGTAAGGACAACGAAAGTTCCACAGGTTATCACCCTTCTTTTGAAACTTTAACAGTTGAGGACTAAGGATATTTAAGAATTTTGAATCAATATACGACATATTAGATACATCATACAGGACTGCACCATAAATGTCAAGTACTAAATTTGATAAACTTGTGGATGATAAACCCGATTACGATAGAGCCACCAATAAGAACGTGTCTCCATTTCTCTAAGACACCTACTCTTGCAGCAAGTTCGTCTTTAATCTTTTGTATTTCTTTATTCTGTTGAATGTGCTGTGCAGATGCAGCAGACATGATTTCTTTACTATTTGTAGTAATACGAGAGTGAAGTTCATCTATTTTAGTAGAGAGTTCACTTCGTCTATTTTCTAATGATTTTTCTGCATCTTCAATTGCTTCTTCTTGTCTTGCAATTTTTTCTTCATGCACCGCAAGCATACGATGAATAGAGTTGGAGACATCAGTTAACTTTTCAATTGCGATATCAATACGATCATGTATTTTTTGCTGATCTCGTAATTCTTTTTTAATAAGTTTTACTTCTGTCTCTAACTCTGCCATGATATTAATCTTCTGATTTCAACATAGTAACAACACCCCATGCAATTGCAGCCATAGCTGCGTATTTTGCAAATGGGCCTAAGAACAATACCACAAGACCGACACCTATAAGTGTAGCGCCATCCCATGAAGTTCTTTCCAATAATCTTTCTTTTATCCAGTTCATAGTTTTCTCCTTTGTTATACAACAAACCAGTAGGATTAAGCTAGCATTCAATACCAGCAGGAATAAATCAATCCACTTTATTATTTTTATCCTCTAGTTGTTCTATTCTGGCTTCTAGTTTTTCGATTTTTAAGGCGACATTTGGGTACTTTGTCTGCCAGCTTGCCTCATCTTTTAAAATCTTCAACCCCAATTTTTTTGAAGCCCATGTCGATACATCATCAACTTTACGGTAAAACCATTTACCGAGTTTTGTATCAGCAAACCAACTATTTGTTGCGTTGCCAAGGATACTTCCACAAATATTACTTATCAAGAAGAACCACATATTTTAACCTCTATTGAGTTGTTTTTTTCTAGGGTAACAGACTGCACACTTACAAATTCCACATTTTACTGTGCCATCTTCATTATAATTTATGCGACCACAGTGATTTTCATCACCACAAGATTTGCAGTAATGCTTAGAAACTGTGTTTTTGTCCATAACGCCAGTCATATTAGGTATTATAGAGTTCTTCTTGTGTTGGTATGATTGACCAACGACCAAAGACAACAACAGCATTATAAGCTGCTTTTATTTTCCATTTTGGAACAGCTGGAGTTGCATCTTCCATTGCCATTAGAAATACTTTATCTGCAGCTTTCTTTGCAGCTTTGTAGTTATTAACTACTGTTTCTAAATCTGGATTATCTGGGTATTCATTTATTGCACGATATTCTCGAATACGTCTGTATAGTAAATCGTGAATAATTGCAGCACGAGCTATATCCCAAGGTGAAATCAACCACCACATAGAACGAGGCACACTTGCAAGGTCTGTCTCAAAATCTTTTTTACATGTAATTTTACTTGCTGGGCATTTTACTCCAACCGACTGAAGTGCTGATTCTTCCATATCAGAATTTTGATATGTAAGCGCACGTTCTAAAATCCATTTGTTAGGTGGGTGAAACTCTGCTGAAAGTTTATTGTTGAAACTGCCCATTATTCTTTAATCTCCTCTAGTTCTTTTTTTGGTTTTTTACCAGTTTGTTGGAAGGTTATTGCATCTTCATAATAAATTATGATTTCTTTTTGTTGCTCTATGTATCTTTTTATTTCAGCCATGTTTAATGCAAGGTTTTCATAGTCTCTTACACTAATACTATAAAATAAAAAAGAACCATTCTTTTTGGTAAATTTAGTCTTAAATTCTTCAAAATTTTGCTCTGTAACAATCCAAAAATGCATATTGTTCATATCAACAGGACGAGGTTTATTCTGTAATGGAATAATCCTTTTTGCTTCTACTGTTTGAACAGATATTTCTTTAAGACTTGGCCAGAGTGAACACCCACTACTTAACAGTAGGATCGGCAATAACAGGAACAGCGCCAGTGATTGTTTCAAATTCGGTAAGCAATTTCTTTGTCGCATGGTTTATTTTTCCTTCAACTAAAAGAGGTTTTTGTTGACTCAAACGAGAAAGATCATGTTTTCTCAATTTACCAATAAGTTGATTTTTGTAGTTATTAGCAGCTTCAAGTCTTGTATTTAGTTCTTTTGCAAGTTCAGCATTTTGTTCAGCATCTTGCACAAGAGTGTCTATGGTGTTTTTTTGTGTCTGTGTTGCAATTTCTAATTGTGCAGCATTTTCCGTAAGTATTCGAATACGGTTTTGGGTGTCATTATAGTAAAAATAAGCACCATAAACTGCACCACCAACCAATCCAATAACTGCGACTAAAATGTAAACTTTTATCATTTTTGTTTCTCCGTTTATCTATTTATAAAGTTTAGTCTGCGTCCTCTATTGTATTACCAGCCTCTACCCACGCTAATACAGCTATGTAATCAGTGTTACCATTATCCATTGGCACCCAAAGTGTCTCACTCTCATCTGTTATAACTCTAACTTGACTGTTATCTACGCCGTTTGCTTGAAAATATTTTGCTGCTGCTATATTCATTTACATCTCCGCCGTTGCTGTAAATTGATAATTTGGGCGTATGTCTGCTGTATTTTTACTTAACTCAACTGTATAGCCCGTAGTTCTGCTATTTATATTTGCTGCGCTCCAACCTGACGCTAAATTTGTATATGACATTGTTGGTGCGACTCTCATCGGAACTGGAAAATATCCAGCGTCACGGAAAGCACCTGCCGCGCCAGCAATACCAAAACCAATAAGACCTGTGTATATATCACCATCAGATTCGGTATAATATCTTCTGCACGCCATTTCTTCTTGTGCGTATGTTTTATGCTCAAAGTCTGTAGCTGTAGAACCTTCCTCAAGTTGTACTCCAGTAAGATACCAAGTAGCATTTAAAGTAGTTAAAAACGCAGTTGTTGCGCCTGTTGCTGAATTATAATTTGCCGCCGCCCACTCACCTGCTGTACCCGAATTTGTACTACCAACACCTAAACTCCATACAATTTGTAAGCTTCTACCTGTATCTGTAGCCCAAGTGCCTGTTGTGTCTCCAGCAATTGTTACAGACTTGCGCTCCCAAGTATTTGCGCTTGAAATAGAATAAGTAAACGGAAAAGTCCTATTGTCAGAACCATTACCTAACGCACCGCCATGTGTTCCAGTAATGCTACTTCTAACATAAAACGAGAGCGTTACAGTTTTTGCGTCACTTCCTCCAAAAGCAAATCTTGCAGCATCATTACCTTCAAGCCTGTAAACAATTACGGCTCTATCTCCAGCTGCTATAGAAGAATCTGCAACCGTGTTTGTAACTTTTAATGATTTATTAAACCCTACTGGAGATTCACTATCTTGAGCTACAGTTTGTGTACCAGCATTATCCTCAAAAGAAGTATACCTGTCTGGTTTTGCTGGTGCATATCCTGATAGCGTTGTCGTACCGCCTTTCTGGTCTATCATCATGGCTCCGTTTTGTACGGCGTTTCTATTGGCTATTTGACCAGTGTTAATATCAGTAACACCTGCAATCCCACCTGCTACAGTTACATCACCATTAACATGCAAAAGTGTACTAGGGCTAGATGTGCCTATACCAACTTTACCGGCGCTAGTAATCCGTAATTTTTCTGTATTGCCAGCACCATTAGCACGAGTTGAAAATGCTAAATAACTAGCAATATTTGCGCTAGTTGCATTTTCTTTAGCACCTTTGATTACAGCCCACGTTCCATAAGCATTGCTATCATCTGTGTGCTTACCACCGAAAGCAATTTGACCACCAGTGTCTGCTGCTTGCGATGTATTTGAAATAACATTTAGATTGCCAAAACTGCTAGTTAGAGCAATGTTTGCACCTTCAATAATAGCCTCTTGCCTTCCGTCAGAACCAGAAGCCACAACTGCTGTTCCTGATCCAAATATATGAGCTTTTGTTAAAGGAGCAGTAGTACCTATACCAACTTTACCGTCACCTTTTATTCGCATACGCTCCGTAGGATCACCACCACCTCTGGTAGAGAATATTAGATTTCCGTTGCCAGCACTTTCGTAGTCACTTGCAATTGATGCTGAACCATGATCGTCATGAGTAAACATGATTCTGGCTAAGTGTCCTGATGATTTCGTTACTGAGTTTATATTCAGTTGTCCTGTGTAGGCACTACTTTCATCTATCTCAGCTTTTAATTCAAGTCCAGTATTGTGAACGTGAGTTAAAGTCACTTCATCATTAGCACCAAAAGATAATATTGCACCATCATGTTGTAGTTCTAAATCTTGTGTAAGTGTAACATCACCATCTGAACCAATTGCAATTGCATCTGTATCTGAAGCAGAACCGATTGTTCCAGCATCAGGAATGACAATGTTTCCACCTGTGGTCATTGTGCCACCACCTTGGTATGTGCCACTTACATCTAGGTTTCCGTTTACGTCAATTAGAGTTGAAGTTAAATCTATTTCGTCATCAGCTGCAATTGCTAAATCACCATCAGCAGTTGAACTAATGTGAATTGCAGTATCACGAAATATTATCTTTTTATTTGTAGCCATTGTTATGGCATCTGCTTGTGCAAGTGTTCCAGATATTTCAACATTACCGTTGATATCAATTAATGTTGAATTGAGTTCTATCTCATCATCAGCATTGATATCCAAATCACCATCAGCATCTGATCTAATATTGATAGCAGAATCACGGAACTGAAGTTGCATATCAGCATTTAACAGAAGTCCATCATTGTGAACATGAGTAAGTGTGACTTCACTATCAGCACCAAAAGTTAGAACTGATGCATCTGTTAGTAAAGCAAGATCACCACCAGCATCAAGAGACATTACCTCGGTTCTTGACCCACCATCTGCTTTTGTGATAAAATGTAGAGAACCACCAGAGTTATTACCAGTGCCTTCCATTTTTCCTTGAATAGCTGCGACCTGATTAACAAAGGATGTTCCAGAACCAGAACCAGCGTTGGTAGTGTTGTGAAAATTAATTTCACCAAGATCGCCATTGTCGCTTGTCACAGTTGAAAGAATAGAAATGTCGCTACCAATAATTGCAGCTCCAGCAACCGACAAACCACCATCAGTTTGTAATGAACCATCAGTTGTAGTTGTAGCCGCAGTAGTATCATCTGTTTTAATAATACCACTTGCAACTATTGTAGAAGTTGTAACAGCTGCAGCTGCAGTTGTTCCACTAATATCAACATTACCGTTAATATCAATCAATGTTGAGTTGAGTTCTATCTCATCGTCAGCATTTATATCTAAATCGCCGTCAGCGTCTGACCTAATGTTGATTGCACTATCTCTAAACTGAAGTTGCATATCAGCATTTAACAGAAGTCCATCATTGTGAACATGAGTTAGTGTAACTTCATCATTAGCACCAAACGAAAGTATAGCACCATCGTGTTGCAATTCTAAATCTTGTGTAAGTGTAACATCACCGTCAGAACCAATTGCAATCGCATCGGTATCAGAAGCAGAACCGATTGTTCCAGCATCAGGTATAACAATGTTACCACCTGTGGTCATCGTTCCAGCACCAGTGTATGTCCCACTTGCGTTTATGTTTGCATTAACATCTAGCAGGGTTGCATTTAACTCAATCTCATCGGTAGCATTAATATCTAGAATAGCATTACTAGGCGCATTGATAGACTGACTTGCATCATTAAACTGAATAGCCATGGTGCTGTTTAATAAAATACCAGTGTTATGAACATGCGTTAAAGTTACATCTTTATCTGCACCGAAAGTTAGTACAGCTGAATCACTAAGTAAGAATAGGTCATCACCAATAACTGCATCAGCAGCTACCGATAGACCACCATCAGTCTGCAATGAACCATCTGTTGTACTTGTTGCAGCAGTAGTGTCATCAGTTTTGATAATACCACTTGCGGTTAAAGCTGCGGTAGTAACTGCACCTGCTATAACACCTGTACCAGAAACATCTAAGTTTCCGTTTACATCAATCAGAGTTGAATTTAATTCAATTTCGTCATCAGCATTTATATCTAAATCACCATCTGCTGGTGACCCGATATTGATTGCACTATCACGAAATTGAACTACCATTGCAGCGTTCAAAAGAACACCTGTATCTGCAACGTGAGTAAGAGTTACATCACCATCTGCACCAAACCCCAGAACAGCTGCATCTGATAACAGTTTAACATCATCACCAAAGACTGCATCTTTAACAACACTCAATCCACCATCAGTTTGTAATGAACCGTCTGTGGTAGAAGTTGCTTCGGTTGCATCGTCAGTTTTTATGATACCACTTGCAGTTATAGCAGCAGTTGTTGTTGCGCCGGCAACGTCAACCGCACCAGAAAAGTCACCAGTAGCTGCATCTATCTCGCCTGATATTGTTAGGTTTCTTATACCTGTGTAATCTTTACTAGAGTCTAATATGACTGCTTTAGATGCAATCGCTGTACCGACTGCGGTACTACCTAAGTCTAACGCATTAATCTCTCCAACCACAACAGTTGCACCATCTAAAATATTCAGTTCTTCTGGAGTGGATGTAATCTGCGTTGTACTTGCAGCTGCAAGAACAGGAAGTGTACCCGATACATTAGGTAAAGATATTGTTCTATCTCCTGTTGCATCTACACTTGTTAGAGTAGTTTCGTGTGCGTCTGGTGTTGCACCTTCAAATATAACCGCATTGTTAGCGTTCATCGTAACAGAGTCAGTAATTGTTTGTGTTCCTGATACAACGATATTAGTGACAGACAATGTGCCTGTGCTTGGATTGTATGTTAAGTCTCCGTCTGATTCTAATCCTAAATCTCCACCATCAACATCCCCACCAGCAGTAAAGATAATTGCATTGTTTTCATTTGTACTTTCGTTATCTGTTATTGTGACTGTTGTTGCGACAGCAGCTGTACCCGAATAACCACTTGAAGTAATCGTACCTAATGAAGAACCTGCATCTGCAAATGTGATTGTACCACCATCTGCATCAAGAACAATATTTCCTCCAGAATCTAAAGTAACTGTAGTGCCTGCAAGTTCAGCAGTACCATCAGCAGTAATTTGAATATTTGCGGCTGCAGCTGCATCATCTGTGGTGACAATACTAAGAGTACCATTTGTTCCAACAGTAAACACCGCAGTATCACTACTAGAACCTGTCATTGTGATTTCTTTACCATTTATTGCAACATCATCAACTGTCAATGCGGTGAGAGTACCAAGACTTGTTACACTGGTTTGTGCAGCTGTAGAAAGTGTTCCTGCTAGTTCACCAGATGAACCGTAGATAACTGCTTTACTATTGACTACAGAGTTAGCAGATGCAGTATCTAATAAGTTCAATTCAGCTGCAGTTGTAGTAACAGCAGTACCACCAATTTTTAGTTTATCTTTTACGATATTAATTGTTGCACCACCAACTGTTTCTAACGCATCATCAGATGCATCCCACAATATATGTGCGCCGTCTGTTGCACCAAATAGTTTGACATCGTAACCAGTATCATTAACACCAACTGTTAAAGTTGCATCTATTTGAACAGCCGCATTAATGTCTAGTGCTTTATCAAACTTAACTGCTTCTGAAGAATTGGTTGTTACGAAAGTCATGTACGCATTGTCACCTTCTTCAAAGACTAAAGATGCAGCTGCATTATCACCAAATTTAACTGAACTGGTAGAACCAAATGTAAGCGCACCATCTCCTCCACCCGATAACGTAAGGTCGCCAGCAATATCTACTGCACCAGAGAAGTCACCAGTAGCTGCGTCTAGTTCTCCACTTACAGTAAAGTTTCTTATGCCTGTGTAGTCTTTGTTGGAATCAAGAATGACTGCTTTAGAAGCGACTGCTGTACCTACTGCGGTTGAACCAATGTCAAGTGCATTAAGTTCTCCGACTACTGCTGTAATACCATCTAGTGTATTTAATTCAGCAGCTGTTGAGGTAACATTTGTACCACCGATATCTAAGGTGGTCATTTGTACTTCGCCTGCAACTGTTACGATACCATCTGCAACAGTTATTAAGTCTGTGTCATCACCATGTCCTATTGTCGCGCCATTGATAACAACATTGTCTACAGTTAGTGCAGTCAGTGTACCTAGTGACGTAATATTTGTTTGAGCTGCACCAGTAACAGTAGCAGCAGTACCAGATGCGTTTCCTGTTACGTTACCTGTTAACGCACCAGCAAATCCTGTAGCAGTTACTATACCTGTGCTTGGATTATATGTTAGTGTACCATCAGATTCTAATCCTAAGTTACCACCATCAACATCACCACCAGCAGTAAAGATAAGAGCATTGCTTTCATTTGTAGATTCGTTATCTGTAATAGTAACTGTTGTTGCAACTGTGGCAACGTCTGCTGTACCTGTAACATCACCTGTCAACGGCCCAGCAAATGCATCAGCGGTTACCGTTCCGTCAAAATATGCGTCTTTAAATTCTACTGAACTTGTACCCAAGTCAATGTCATTATCTGTTGCTGGAACTAAAGCGCCATCAACTAGTTTTATTTGGTGTTCGTTTGCAGCATAGAAATGGATTTCATCTGCGGTTTCAAAATCTATTTTAGTTTGGTCATCTTCACCAATTTTAATATCAGTTGCGAGTAAAGATGTAATAGTAGTTTGAGCAGCTGCGAGTGCAAAATCAATAGTTCCATCACCGTCTTGATAAGTAACTGCAATACCTGTTTCAGTATTACTAGAAACCATTGCGCCGACAGTATCTTCAACTACTTCTGTCAAATCAATATTAGCAGAACCATCAAAGGATACACCATGAATTGTTCTTGCAGTTGCAAGAGCAGTAGCGGTATCTGCATTACCTGTAACATCACCTGTCAACGGCCCAGCAAATGCATCTGATGTAACTGTGCCATCAAAGAACGCATCCTTAAACTCTAAAGAACTCGTTCCTAAGTCAATATCATTATCTGTTACAGGAACTAAAGCGCCATCAACTAGTTTTACTTGATGTGCGTTAGCTGCATAGAAATGGATTTCATCAGCAGTTTCAAAATCAATCTTGGTCTGATCATCTTCACCAATCTTTATGTCAGTTGCAAGCAAAGATGTAATCGTTGTTTGAGCTGCACCAAGAGCAAAGTCTAATGTGTTATCGCCATCTTGATAGGTAACTGTAATACCTGTTTCAGTATTACTACCAACCATTGCACCAACTGTATCGGAAATAGTTTCTGCAAGTGAAGCACCATTGACTGTAATTGCATCTGCTTCTAGTGTGCCGTCTATATCAACATCGCCAGAGATATCTAATTCTGTTGCAATAATCTTGTCGTTAAAAGTTGCAGCTCCAGCTGCACTACCGTCAAGAGTAAGCATAGTGATATCAGAACCACCATCTGTTCCCTTGAAAATAACATCAGAATTGTTTGCAGCTGCATCAATCGTAATATTACCAGAAGATGTTGTTAAAGTAACTGCGGCATCACCAGCAACCAAATCATCAGCTGCACCAGCACCGATATAAGTTTTAAGTCTTGATAATGTAGCTTTTCTATTTGTACCGCCTGCACCATCATCAACGATTATTAAATCTGCATCTGCAAGATCAGCTCCTATGTCTGTACCACCATCAATATCAAGACCAGTGATAGCACCAGTAAGAACCGATTCACCTTTCCACTTACCAGTACTAGAATCATAAACAAGTGCTTTGCCGTTTACTTTTGCAGTATCTCTATCAACATCATCTAGAAATTCAACTCTTGTTTCACCAGAGCCACCACCAGAGAATCCTTGATTAGATATGTGTTGTTGAATATGAGTTTTGAATTTTTCAAACTCTGCTCTAATTGAAGTGATTTGATCAACTTCTTCTTTAACTTCAGTTTTAGATTCCATCGCATCAAGATTACTGATAACATCTGAGATTATATCATTAGTTTCTTGTGCAACAATTTGAGGTTTAGGTGTTTCACCTTCAATAACAAGTTCTTCTTGTGGTTCTTGTTTTTCTTCGACCTGTGCCAGTCCATCAAATAATTTTGAAAAGACTTCTAGTTTTCCATCTTCCTTTTCAGAATTATCATTGAATACTTCAGCAACTACAGGTTCGACTGTTTCTATACCCTCTGGAGTTTCTTCTTGTACTTCTTGCAACGAAACGTCAACAGAATTCATCAGGCTAGAAAATGCTTCTAACTTGTTTTGGTCATCAGGGGATAGGCTTTTGTTGTCAGAAGTTTCTTCAGAGACTTTTTGTGTTTCTCTGTGTACTTCTTCTAATTGCTGAAATAGGTTGGATAACCCACTCTCAGGATTTGCAATTTGTTCTTTTAATTTTTGACGAGTTTCTTTCTTTTCTTTAGATAACGCACTAAAAAATTCTGATAGGTCTGATGAATTGTTTGTATCTTCCACATTGCTCACTTCTAAAAATCTCCACTGTTATTCACCTTAACTGATATACATATTTAGTTCGTATCTTTTGTTGTCCATATTATAAACTTGAATGTGTGCGTTTTGTTTTTTGTTTGTTCCAAGAGTGTACTTGTTAGTCTTACCCTTTGATGGTTTTTTTGGCCCAGTTGCAACTTTGTTATCAATCTCTTTAGGGTCTACTGTATATCCTTTACTTTTAGCAAACTTGTATGCGTGTTGCATTGCACTAGAAAAATCTTTGTGATAAAGTTCGTATCCAGTAGCAGACTTTGCTGCATTTATGTTTGACATATCTGCCATAGGTTTTGCAGTATCAAATCCTTGTCCGTATGCCATTTCTGTGTTTAGAGTTTTATCTTTAACATCTTCGATAAATTTACTTTTTGTTGCTTCTTTGCGAGCAAGACGAGCAGCTCTTGATGATTCTAATTTTTTACGATGTTCTTTGTATGCTTTAGTTCGAGCGTCCATCATGGAACGATCAATAAGTGTTTTTTTCTTTTTCTTAATCGCATCAGGTGGCATTGAAACATTACCACTTCCAGCATTATTTGCTGGTGCATCTTCATCCATTCCAGTATGAGGTGATACGACTGTCCATTTAGTTTTCATCTTTTATGTCCTCTAAACTTACATAAATTTTTTCTTGTGTTTTAACATGTACTACAGGAAAAATCTCCACTCCCAATACTGTGTCTACAGGAGCTTCATCATCATATGCAACAACCTTATCACCTTTTTTTGCAGATAATTCCTCTTCTTCTTTATTTAGAATATCGTTAACTAGAACATACTTACCTTTTGGTAGTATTTCACCAAATCCAATAACTTCTTCAGAGATTGAGTCATCTAACTCATAACCCTCCTCTTTCAGATATTTCATAAATTCCTTTTCAAAAACATCAGGGTCTTCAACGTGTTCCTTGAAAGTGTCTTTGAGAAGAAATAATGCAGCTGCATATGTACCAACCTTAGTTCTAAGGCCCGGCACTTTCGCAAATAGTTTTTTGATGTTGAATATGAGTTTGTGCAGTATAGTATACGCACCTTTCTCGTCAGGTGTTCTCAGAACTTCTACTGAACCATCTTCGTTTTTTATTCGATTGCCATCTTTGTCAATAATACCAAACTTAAACGCATCAGTTTTATTAAACGGCGTAGTCAGCAGTTTTAAAAATCTATATGTGACAAATAAATCTACCGCGCGGCCCATTATAGTTTCCTTAAAGTGTCTAGAACCTCTTGGCTCTCTATTACATCTCTTAACTCATCATCTCTTATTATATTTAAGAATAATAAAAAAGACTTGAGTGTACACCAATACTCTCTCTGTATCTTAAAGAGAAGTAGGGTCACGCAAGCCTCAGCACCAAACAAATTATTCAAGACAATTACATGATTTAAAAGAAGTCTTTCTTTAAGTATACCAGATTCTTTATGTTTTCGCAAAAGACGTTTAATATATTTAAACCTCTTCATATCATCATGAAATTCTTTTTCCCCTTCGCATTGGGGGTTATCATAATGTTTAATCGCAAACATAATAATATTGTCACTCGTTATTTTTTCATACATACTACTTTATAGAAGCAGTTAATCTACACGAATTGTCCTCTTGCATTTCATAACCAATTACAAGTTTAAGTCCACCTTCGATTTGATGAGAAATACCGTCATCCTCTTCAAATTCTTCATACGGAGTAGTTAAACCCTTACCAAATCGGCCACCAAATAAACTTAGGGGCATTTCATGAGTCCCGCTTTCACCTTCCATTACTGGAACTGCATCAAATGACAGTCCAATTTTTGACAAAGAGCTTCTCAACTTACTGATTGCTTCTTCTGGTAATATATAGTTGCCTGCTATAGAACCTACCCATGCATTAAGTTTTTTAACAACTGATGGGTCGCTTAAAGCAGACATATTTGTATTCTGATCCACAGCTTGGTTTTGCTGAGAAGTTCCAACTCCAGCATTACCTGTGCGTACATTTTCTTTTATAAAAGATTTAAATTGTTTCATTTTCTTCTCCAGCATCTTCAGATGGAAGTTCGTCCATCAATCTTTCTTCCAATACCTGTGCTTTTTTTAGTTTTTGTTTTTCGCCAGTAGGAAATTCAATTTCTTCCTCTGCGGGCGTTTCAACTATTTCTTGTAAAACTTGTTTCATAATAACTCCTTACCCAAAAGATAGGGGAGAGAGATTCTCTCCCCCCAATCCAGATAATTGATATATCCTAACTATTAGTTAGCAATATCAACCAATGCACCGTTACCTGACGCTGTTGAGTCGTTCAAGCAATCAGTTGTACCCAAGAGGGCCCAACCAGTAGTACCTGTCCACATCAACATTGCAGAATCACCAGCGGTAACAAAGTCAATGTCAGCAAAACCAAGTGCGTCTGTGACTGCGAGGATGGAGTTACCACCGTCAACGTCATGAACGATCACTTTAAGTTGTCCAATAACTGTACCGTCAGCAAGAGTTGTAGCAGTGTTAGTACCACTAGAACCAAGCAAAGTTAGTGCGTGTGTGATAGACAGAGCAGCTTGCTGTCCGTCATTAATGTTTTCCACAGAGTTTGAAAACCCTATGAAAGAAGGAAGGTTGTTGATGAAGTTAGTCACCGAAACCTTTTTATTAATTGGCGTTCCAGTAGGATCATCAATTACATGTAGCAAATCAGCACCTGCAACACCTGTTGATAGATCGGTCAACGCCGTGATTTTCTTATCAGCCATTATAGCATCTCCTTATATTAACCCACGAAATTGTGGGAATTTTACTGTAGATATTAATCCATTTCTGGACTATTCTCTACATCACTAGCCATCTCTGACTCGTCATTATCTAACTCTTTTAAAAAGATATCGCATTGTTGTAATGCACCCGAAAGTCCATTCAACAACGCAGTATCTTCTGCTTTTTTCTTCTCATATTCTTCTAATAATAATCTAATTCTTTTCATGTCTTCGGAAAGAACTTCTTTCCTTTTTTCAAGAATATCTCTAGTAATCACTTTTACTTCACCTTATTCATATGTTATAAATTTATTTATAACGATTATATTAAGCAGTTACGCAATCACAATAGATTCGTAACCGATTGCTGTTTTCCTCGCTGAAGTAAACTTCTTTGAGTCTGTTTCTATAGCCGTTCCAGATATTGCATCCACTAAATCTGGATCACCCATTGTTCTATTATTAGTAATATTATATGTAGTTGCTTGAGCACTTGTTGCAGTAAATCTCAATATATTACCTTCTAGTTCATCCGCTAATGCTACACCATTCATATGTGTTAGTGTTGCAGTTACATTTGACCCTGCTGACGCAGTAAGTAATATAGTTGCAGCTGACCCTGCATTGTACTTCAGAGCTTCATCATAGGCAATTTCAAATACAATATTATTTGAAGTACCATGATCAGCATTGGTAACAATAGTATATTTTGTCATTGTTGGATGATGCAATCCAGTTGATGCAGTTGCACCAGCAAGTCCGCCAATTGCAACAAGTACTTCTGGCTGTGCGTCTGCGTTATCATTACCAGTTGCTGGGCCCCGCGTTACCCATCCTGCTTGTGTTGCAAAAGCCTCAGTTTTACGATAAGGACTATTCTTATCAGTTGATAAAAATTTAGGCTTATTTGTAGTAGCATCAGGCGTAGAACTTGTTCCCCACAATGACATTTTATTTCTCCATGTTATGCAGTTACTGTAACAGTACCAGCAGCAGAACCTATTCCTGAGACACTTGTTATAACAGCAGCAGTGTTCAATTCTTGGTTCAAGTAATCGCCCATTGTTTCTTCTTGCAAGAACTCTGCATCATTATCAGCAGAATCAGTTGTACCACTTTCAAGCAGAACGTGTTCTGTAGAAATGGAAGAGATAAGACCACTATTCAAGGCCATTGCATTAGTACCAACACTTAACACATCGTTTGCGTTGGTAGCACTATTAGCGGCTGCAATAGCAAGTTCAAATACAAGTTCGTGTGTACCAGTACCGCTTGCATATGCCAAGTCATGTGGCCCACGACCAGAACCCGAACCAGCATTACTGTTGGTAATACGAACATAAGGTATTCCACCAGTAGTATTAACTTCAACTGCTTCATTAAACCTTACTGTAACACCTAGAGTAAATCCATCCGACTTATCAGCAGTGGTACTATTCCAATCAATAGTAACAATATCTGCTGTATTCAGTTTTGCTGATTCACTTAAATCACCAATTGCGACCAAAACCTCTGGATCAGCAGCAGTGTTATCATTACCACTCTCAGTGGCTCCTGCTTCCATAACCCAACCGTGGGTATTTGCGAACACCTTTAGTTTTTCGGCATCGGTCAAATACTTTGGCTGTGATTCGTCAGCATCTGTAGCTCCCCATAAACCCATCGTTTTTCTCCTTTATTCTTTAAGAATATGTTTTCTTCTATTTATCTTATTTGAAACCTAGACGCTTCAATTCTCCAATAGTTTTACTTACACTTATATGATGTACTCCTATTCCACCTTTTGCTTCCCATTCTATAATGTTTTTCTTATAATCATCAATTAATATATTTGGTTTTCCATCAGTAGTTGCAAATTTTTGTTTTTCTGCTCTATTAACTAGATTTGTATCACCACGTTTTATTTTGGTGTTTTTACTCAACCATTTTAATTTGCCTGGCCTTGAATTAACATCTCTTTTACTAGATGCAGATAAGATTTTTGGATTATATCTAGCAATAAATTGATACAACTTTTTTGCATCTTTCATCCATTCTAGATTTGCCCAAAAATTCTTAGTGTTTATAATCTTTTTCCATCTATCCTCTTTATCTGCTTGTGCAAAAGGCATTCCTATAGCTTTTTCTGCACCGCCAATAAAGTCGCATAAAACTTGATCCATATCACAATATATAGTTGGCAAATCCTCTTTTGAAGGTTTTATCAGTTCCGTTAAATTTTTCATCAAACATTATGCTTTTATTTTAGGATTCACATCTATTGCTGCTGGTTTCTTACCTGTTAAGGTCTTTCCACCTTTAGTAATAACTGGTTTTTCCTTTTCCTCTTCTTCTTTCTTAAAAGGATTTTTGCCTTCTTCCATACCCCAAACTTGTGCAAGAGCAGATTTCATATCTTGTATTTTAAACTCTTTTGCTTTATCAATTTGAGCTTGAATAGTTTCTTCTTTTGCTATTGCTTTAGAAACTGCTTTACGTCTTTTTGCAAGATACTTATCAGAAGAATCAACATCTCCATCATTGTCAATATCTTTATCTTTTCTATCATCAAAGTCTTTTTTCAAAGCCTTTTTATTTACAGGGTCAAGTTTTGCTTCATTCTGTCTTTTAAGAACAGCTTTAACTTGTGGGTGGTCAGATAAACCCTTTTTGATCTTATCAATTGCCTTAGTAGCACCTGTCATGTTTCCACCAGCATATCTCTTATCTGATGCAACACCGATTGCCATTTTAATTTCTTTAGGACTAAACTTTGCTTCTTCAAGTTCGTCTGATTTCTTAGCAGCTTCCTGCCAGATTCCTAGAACTGAGGACTCAAGGCTGTTTTCCTTAGTCTTCAAATATTTTTTACCCATTTCTAATCTCCTTGAGTTTCCTCTCTATTCTTCCTAACTTGGAAGTATCTTCTTCTTTTAAACCTTTTAATAAATCTCTATAAGATTTTGAACCTTTATCTTGTAGTTTTGCTTTATCTACTGGTTTCATCTTTTCAAATTTTTTGATGAACGCCATTGCGATTGCAGGTTTTACTTTAACTTTCTTTTTGTCTTTAAATTCTACTTCGTATTTACCACCAAGGTTAGTTGCTTTTCGTAGTTGCATTATAATATTTTTATCTGCAGCCTTACGATCATCAGCAGTTGCTTTATAATCATCAACATCAGCAGAGTCTTTTCCTCTTTTGCCCATGTCTCTCATAGCATCTCTGCGAGCGCTTGGTCTTGCTTCATCAATTTCTTTTTCTTGGCCAGGCGTCACATCTCTAGTATGTTTTGCGTATTCGTCTGTACCATACTCGTATGATTCTTCAACTTCTTCT